AAATTATCCACTTTCATTTTACTTAAAGATCCTATCTTTTCATCTTTCGGTAATTCTAAATTATTATCCAGTTTTATTACTTTTGAATCTAACATAATATTATCATCTTCAAAAATAGAATCTGTTAATTCTATATTATTTTTATTATCAGTTATTAATAATGGATTAGAATCCAATAACTCCATATCAAATTCTAATATTTTATCATCATTTTTGCTAATAGAAAAAACTTCATTACTTGTCTGAAGTTCATTATCATTAACTGATGGAACTTCATTATCATTAACTGATGGAACTTCATGACTTAATTGTACTTCATTACTTAATTGAAGTTCATTATTTTCTTTATTTTCAATTATTTCTTCATAATCTTCTTCATCTGAAGTATTTTCTTCATCACTTGAACCATTACCCTCGTCATCATCATCATTATCATCATTATCATTATCATCATTATCATCATTATCATCATCATCAGATATATTTATTTTATTATAATATGTATTATCTAATGATTTTTCATTTGTAAATTCTTGTTCTGGATTTAATTTTTCATTAGTATTACCATGTAAATTATATGGATTTAAATTCATTATTTGATTATTATAATTAATAATAAAATTTTGTAAAATTTTTCCATGTTCTATAATACTATTTTCTAACAAATTTAATCTTCTATAAATGTATATTATCATAAATGATAAAGCAATTATTAATAAAGAAATAATAATATTTAAGAAATATGGGATATAATCTGTTGAAAACATATTTTTATTTTACTAAAATATTAATATAAATAATGGTAAACGCATAAATTTATTCATCTTTATTTTTATTATCATTTTTAACTATTTCATCTGGAAATTCTAAATCTTTTAATATTTTTGAACCTCCATTTATTTTATTTATGCCTTCTTCTATTTTATATGAAAATTTCATATTATCTTTTGATTTTTTATTTACATTCATTTTCAAATTTTTTACATACTCTTTATCACTCTTTTTACATAAATCATAATAATGTGTTGTTAACATATAATCTACATTTTCTAATTTATTTAAATAATTTAAATAATTTATACCACTATTTACTGCATCATCTGGATTTGTTCCACTAAATATTTCATCAAATATACAAAAATGTTGACTCTTATCATTTTCTTCTATACAGTCAAGTATTTTTTTACATTTACGCGCTTCTGCCTGAAATAAACTATCTCGATCATTTGTATCCGGTATATTTATATAACAATGAATATAATCATATATTTTTACATTCGCTTTCTTATAAAATCCATAACCAATCTGTTGACTTAATATTATATTAAATAAAGTACTTTTTAATATTGTTGTTTTTCCTGATGCATTTGGACCACTTATTAATATATTTTTATTCAAACTTATATCGTTCTTTATTATATTATCATCTTTATTATTATCATCTTTATTATTATCATCTTTATTATTATCATCTTTATTATTATCATCTTTATTATTATCATCTTTATTATTATTTTTAGAGAGACCGATATAATAACTGTTTATCATATATGTTTTTTCATCATTAAAAGAACATTTATTTAATTTTTTATTTTGAATAAGGTGTTTAATATTGCTTAAATTTTTTAAATATCCATTAAAATCAAATGAATAATATAAACTTTCTACAAGAGTTTTTTTATTATATAAATTATAAAAATCAGTCATTATATTTCCAATTTTTATTAAATTTTTATTTATTTTATTATCAATAATAATACTAATTTTATTACTAAAATTTTCTAATATTTCTATATTTTCTTTCAATTTATTATTAAAATGATTATATGTTATTAAATTTTCAATATTTTCTGAATAATTCTTCATATTTTTTATAGTTTGAATTAAATAATCTTTCAAATTATATAAAGTATCTATTATATAATTACAATTCTTATAATATCTTTTACAAGAAAAAATATTTGAATATATTTGAAAACCATACAAAATAAATGTTATTATTATATAAATTCCACTACTAAATGATAAATTTTTAAAATCTGTAAATAATGAACCCAATGCGTGATTTTTTAATAAATCTTTCAAATGTTCTATATAATTTTTTAAAGTAATCTCATAACCTTGGATTTTTATTATAAAAAATGGTAAAATTAAACTAATTATTGGTATTATTAATGTTATCACAGGTGATATAAAATTATAAGAACACCAAAATTGCATTACTAAAGGATTATTATTAAATTTATTAACATATGGTAAATTAATATAATCATAATCATCTACAAAGTTTTCAGTATTTAAAATATTATCATAATTTTCTAATATATTATCAATATTCGAAGATGCATCATTTAATGTAAAATTATAATCATTAATATTAAAATTTTCAATATTTTTTTGTGTATCTAATAAATAATTTTCGTCATTTGAATAATATTTATTCCATTGTGTTATTGGAAACTCTTCAAATAAATTTTTTGGACTAAACAATAAATAATATAAATTTTTATCAATTATTTTGTTTTTTATTACTTTGTTGTCTAAATTTTCCAAATCTTCTTCATCATAATTATTATTTTTACTCATATCTAAATTTTTAAAAGATTCTAATTCTAAATCCAATAATAAATTATCATCTATTTTTTTATAATCTAATTGATATTGAATAGGTAATTTAAAATTATTTTTTAAGTATGTATAATTTGTTTTACTTTTTTCTCCTAATAATATATTTATAATATCCATTTTTTTATAAATATGATATTTATTATAATCATAAATACTTAACGAAAATCATTTTAATATATTTTATTATAAAATATACATATATTAATATTTATGATTAAATATACAATACAAGATATTAATCATATTAAAAATACTATTGACCCTAATATAGATCAATATATTTTAAATTATTTAAATATGATTACTATTGAAATAGAATCTAATAATACAATAAATAAACCCGAAAATAATAATTATAATAAAAATAAATTCAATAGAAATAATAAATATAAAAATAATTCATTTGAAAAAAAAACATTCTATAATGATAATCAGAATTATAAAACATTTGAAAAAAAAACATTTGAAAAAAAAACATTTGATAATCATCCCTCATTTGAAATTAAAGAATCATCTTTAACAAAATCAAACATTTGTACTACTGAAAATAAAAATGAAGATTTGGATAAATCTAATATTACTCAAAAAACACAGAATTTAAAATCATATACATATCAAATAAATATTAATAGAGCCAAAAATAATAATAATAAAACCGATTATGATTTATATATTATAAATATTAGAAAAATATTAAATAAAATAACTAATAAAAATTACGAAAAATTAAAAGGCGAATTATTATGTTATTATCAATCTATATTAATTAATATTGATTCTCAAATTTTAAATAAAATAAATATTTTTATATTTGAAACTATTATTTATAATAATATTTTTTACAGCAAAATATACAATAATTTATTAAAAGAATTTATATCAATTGATATGCATTTTAAAGATTTAATCAATCAAAAAATAAATGATTTTATCAATATTCATCAATTTATATATATTTTAGATGATGACAATAATATCGATAATAAAAATTATGATAAATATAAATGCTTCTTGATTTTTTATATTAATTTAGTAATTAACAATGAATTATCTATTGATAATATTATTAAATTATTAGAAAATTTACAAACCATACTATTCAAAAATATTAATATTGAAAATATGATTAATTATGTCGAATTAATTAATGCTACTATTTTTGCTATCATTTCAAATATTTATAATACTGAAATATTCATACAAAATTATTCTTTATTTTCCAATTTTTATCAAAATGTTGAAACTATTAAAAAAATGAAAAGAACAGATTATAAAAGCCTAACCAATAAAATTATTTTTTTAAATATGGATATTTTTGATAAATATCAAATTATACATTAAAGCTTAACCTAAAAATATAGTTAAAATATGTAATCTTAATAATATAAAAATCTACTTATATATATTAATAATGGTAAATTCAAGAATTAATAATAAAATTAATTATTTAGAAGTTAATTCTGTCGATTTAAATGATATAGATCATGAATCACACCTTTATATAGGCACTTTATATAATAAAAATGTATATTTTACTATCGGAATACCCATGTACGATTTTGTTGATTTAAATGTTATTTATTTTTATTTATATTTAGTAAAAGAAAATCAAGTTATTATGAAAATTGGTCTTTATGAATTTAAAAAAGAAACTTTTGACACCTTAACTTCCAATAATACAGATATCGATATTAGCAAATTTAATCCCATCATTTTTTCATTTGTTAAAACTTATATTATCAACCAATATGACGAAGAAATACAACTCAATAGACCACTAAATCCACAAAAAACTAATGATGCAGATAATACCGATAATGCTGATGATACCAATGATGCTGATGATGCTACTGATGCTGATGATGCCGATGATGCTGATGAACTCGATTTACCAAAAGCACCTAAAATTGAACCTAAAAAAAGAGTTAAAGTACAAACACAAGAAGAAAGTGACGCTGAAATAGAAGCGTATGTTGAAAAAACAACCGATAAATGGATCAATAAATATTTACAAAGCAATAAATATGATATTATTAATAATGAAGGTGGTGGGGACTGTTTTTTCGCTGCATTAAGAGATGCATTAAAAAGCACTAATAAAGATGAATATTCCAATTTAACTGTTAATACAATTAGAGATAAACTATCACAAGAAGTAGATGAAACTATATATAATCGCTATAAGGAATTAATCGGGTTTTCAGGTAGTGGATTAAAAACCACCAGTAAAGAGATATCAACATCTAGAGAAATTCATCAAATATTAAAAAAACAAGTCGGTGGTGCTGGTTCTAAAGAAGAACGAGAACAATATTTAAGTAATGCAAAAAACAATATAGATAAATTAAATAAATCTATCGATAGACAGAGAGAATATAAAAATATATATGAAGAATTCAAATTTATGAGAGATGTTAATAGTATCGATGATCTTAAAAAAGTTATTAAAACTAACGAATATTGGGCTGATTTATGGGCTGTTGCTACTTTAGAAAGAATATATAATGTTAAATTTATTATTTTTTCAAAAGAACATTTTGAAAGTGGCGAATTTGATAACGTTATTAAATGTTATGATATGGATAAAAAATTACTTGATAAAGGAATTTTCAATCCTGATTACTATATTTTACTTGATTACGAACAAGACATTCATTATCAACTTATTATTTATGATAAAAATTTTAATATTAAAGCATTCTCATTTGCCGAATTACCTTATAGAATAAAAGAATTATTTGTTGAAAAATGTATTGAACTTACCAATTTTAATTCTAATTATTTAATTATTCCAGATATTGCCGAATTTATTGAAGAAAAAAATAATACAACACCCGATGCTGTTGATAAAATTAAAATTAAAAATAAAGACCAACAAGAGTTTGAAGATTTCTTAAATAAATCTAAAGATTTAGAATATGATGATAATGTTGTTATACAATTTTATAATAAGTCAACAGATAAGAAAGTTGGATATGGAGCCGGTGAACACATAAAATTAAATCAATATAAAAAATTAGATGATAATATTGTTACATTAAATAAAATTAAAGATTGGCGAAAAAAATTGGATAATAATTGGATTGTAGATAATTTAACTATTGATGGAAATGAATTTTCAAGCGTTCAACATTATTTATATGCATTACGATTTAATAATTCGAGAGAAATATTCTCTAAGTTTTTAAAAAATAATTCACATGAAGCTGGAAATGACATTGATAAAGCTAAAAAATTATACGAACAAATTTTAAAAAATAAAAAAAATTATGATTTTTCGTTTATTAATGAAAGCGAATATGAAGAACTTATATCACAAAATATAGAAAAAGCTTTATATGCCAAATTTAATCAAAATGCTGATTTATTAAGGATTCTAAAATTAACTAAAAATTATAAATTGAATGTATATAAACAAAAACAGGGAGGGGTTTTAGCAAGAGATATTATGAATGTAAGAAAACTATTTAATAAATAGGTTTATTAATCAATTATATTATTTTTATATATATATAATAAAAATAATATGTTAAAAACAAAAAAAAATTCAAAATCAAGACATTCAAGAAATTCAAGAAATTCAAGAACAAAAAAACTAAATAAAAATATCTATGATATGCACGGAGGCGTCAAGAAGGCGGCCAAGCAGACAGAAGCGCAGGCCACGAATAAGAAGAAAAAAACGCCGGTGCTCTCTCGGCGTACCAGGACGAAGGTGGCGATGGCGGAGAGGAAGAAGAATAAGGCGGCGAAGGCGGCGCAGAAAGAGGTGGAGA